CTTTTATTTTCCCATTTGGTACTTTTTTGGTACTTTTCTTGTATTCTGTTTCTATTTTTCCTTTTGTGAAATGTCTGTAAAGCCTATAAAATAAGGCTTTTTTAACTTTTTCAATATCTAAATCAGATATTTTCTACCTTAATTTAAATTTAAAATTTGAAAAATTTTTTATAATTTATCTAAGTTTATATTGTTTTATTTCCTATTTTATAGTGTTCTAAAAATCTACGTTTCTTTTTATCTTAGTTTATTATCGTTTATGCAATTTGGTACTTTTTTGGTACTTTTTTGCCTCAATAATTAAAAAAGCTATCAACCCCAAAAGGTCAATAGCTTATCTATTACAGTGCCAATTTATAGAGAACTAATTGATTCAGACTCACACCCTCATTTTTCGCTTCGATCGCCAAACGCTGATGCAGCGACTTAGGAAGTCTTACATTGAATTTTCCACTATAGTTTTCTGTCTGCTCCGGTAACGGAATTGGCAAATTATTTTCAATTTTCACTTCTAAATAGCTTTCCATTACCTCATCCAAATCACTATAGAGTTCTTCCAGTGTATCACCTGTACTCTGACAACCATCTAATTCTAAGATTCTGCCGTAGAAATAGTGACCGCTTTCGTCATTGATTTCCTGTATTAATCTTGTATATGGCAGTTTCATATAGTCTTTTACTTCCATTGTTTCCACTCCTTTTTTGTCATAGTACCATATACAATATTTCAAGCCAAGTACAAGTATTAAAATACGTCTGCTATTTTGTTCATTTCTTCTGCCTTAGTATCTGGTAATACATGGCTATACAAATCCATTGTCATGGCTAAAGAACTATGTCCAAGAATCGTTTTCAATACCTGTGGTGGCATCCCTGCTTCTATTGCTCTGGTTGCAAAAGTATGCCGGAATACATGCGATGTTATCCGTGGAAAATCATATCCTGCTGCATGAATCCGTTCTATTGTTCTGTCTATTTCACCCTGCACTCTCTCCCGGCTGATAGGCTCACCATTTTCATTACAAAATAGATACCTGTCCATCTTCTCCACTTTCAGCCCCCAGAAATTGCGCTGTACCTCAATGTAAGAAAGAATATCAGCCGTCAATGGGATATCTCTTTTCGATGTTCTGGTCTTTGGTGTATCTTCCATGTAGCCTTGTCCCTCTATCTGTTTTAACGTCCGTCGTACATGCAGTACATTATTCTTTCTATCTACGTCTGAATACTTCAAGCCCTGCATTTCCCCACGTCTTAAGCCGGTACGAAGCATAACCGCAAAGAAATTATACAAATAGCTTTCCTTTGCATATTCCATAAAAAGTTCCTGTTGTTCTCTTGTCATTGCAATTCGTTCTTTTTTGGTTATTCTTGCTTTTTGGGGGATTTCTACCGCACCTACTGGATTTATCTCTATCAAGCGGTTCTTAACTGCCTGTTTTAGGCTTCCATTTATTATCGCTCCTATTACTTTTATCGTTTTAAGTGCATACTTTTCTTTTATTAACTCATTATAAAAGTTCTGTATATGCTCGCCTCGAATTTCTGTCAACAGCATATCGCCAAACTTATCTTTTATCTGACTGTTGTACAATGTCAGATATGTTTGATATGTCCCTAGTTTTACGTTGTTCTTTTTATATTCTTCAAACCAGATTTGCATCCAATCATCAAACACTATTTTTTCTTTTGATACGAAAAAACCATGCTCTAATTTATATCTTAATTCTGTCATTTTCTTCTGGGTTTCTGTGATAGTTTCTCCATGTACTAGATGTCGCTCACCTTTGTACATGAAACGCCCCTCAAATCCATTATATCTTTGTCTTATTCCTTTCGGGAGCTTTCGCCCTCTTTTATCCTTTGCCATGCTCTGCTCCTTTCCATGCCTTTTTTCGGCATTTTTCACTTGCAAAAGAGCCACATAAGCCATTATAATCAAAGTGACCCTTTTTCAATCATTTGGGTTGTTTCTGTTTGCTTCTGGTGTTGCCGCATCAGGAGCCGAAAAAGCCTTGTGCTTTTTGACCTGCTGCCAAAATATCCGGCTTAAGTTGCGCCTTAAACCGGATGATTGAAGGAATGTAGAATATCTTGAATATTACGAACCGGTAACGATTCATCGAAAATAGGATAATTGGAGTTACCCTATTTTCTGCTTGTTTAGTAATTGACTAAACAGTTCCTTGGCAGCAGGTTCTTTTTCTTCTGGCACGTTCTTTTCGTTTTCCCTGCATCACTCCATAAGTATATGCTTTCATCAGTAACTCATATTCTTGGAAGCCTTGACGCTTTTCACTGCGTTCATAGATAAGTTCTAATACATCTACTGCACTACCATCCACACAATGCATTTGTATTCTCTCATACTCTTCTAACGCTTCTCTCCTGTCTGCGCACTTATTCAAGCGTTCCGCATCTCGTTTCGCACGTGTTCCAACTAATTGCTCTGCTTCTAAACGCTTCGATTTTGGGAGTTTAAGCCAATCTTTAACCCATGATAATAAATCTTCATATTCTGGGTTATCTTTGTTTAAAACCACCATACCATTTGTTTTTCTCCAGAAGAATGTAAAATCCCCAATTTTCTTGTCTGCTCCATTTGCCTTGAAAAAACTTACCGCCTGTGATGCTGTAAGGTCTGCCACATTACAAGCGGCGATTTTCTGTTCTTCGTCAATCACTTCATAACTCATTTTTTAATTTTTCCTTTTCTTTTCGTTTTTGATATGTTAGAATTTACTTGTATTACCGACTGTTTACTATTTAGTGAACCCCTTAGTGTTGCTCGTCCCATCGCTAAGGGATTTTTTTTATGTATTTTCCGGAATCAACTCCACTTGTGAACGTCCAAAGAATCTTGCTTTGTAAACCGCTCCGTCACCTCTTGACCCCCAAATCAAATCGCAACCAAACAATGCTTTCGAGCCGTGAAGCACTTCATAGCCTAACTTTTTCCATCCTGCCCATGTATTGGTGTCCTCTGTAATTCCTGCTTGCTGTTTGCTCTGTTCAATCCGTTTCTGGTTGACTACTTCCGCTTTGACCGATAACCATGCTCTATGTAATGCCTCGGAAAAGCCCAAATTTGCGTCTTTACGGTAAATTCTCCATGCTCTTGACATAATCTTTGCTAAATCGTATTTCATGCCTTATTTCCCCTTTCTCGGCTTAATAGCCAAATTCTGCATGTACCAGATTGGTATAGTGTGCGTTTCTCTCCATTGGTGCATGATACAGCATTGACAAAATGTATTGTCGCTTCTTCTGGATGCGCTCTTTGTGTTGTCTAAATTGCATCAGGACAAGTAGGATATCATCATAGCTCACTTTCATGATTTGACTTTGTACCAGTGCTCTTGGTTTCTCTTCGCCATTTATCCGAACCACACCGCTCTTAGACAAAAGAGCATCAAGCATCACATTTACAAACTCATCAATCAAGCCCATATCTTCTGGGTTTGTTTGTCTTAACTGTTCATAGCCAATGTTGTCATGAATCACTTCCAGAGTATTTTCAACGCTGTTTTTTTCGTCTGTCTCGTCCGTCTTGTCCTCTTCTCTGACAGACAGACTGACATGATTATTATTAATATTTAATTTATTATTATAATAATTATTATTACGTTCTCGGTTTTCAAGATATTGATTTTCAATTTCTTGATTCTCTATTTCTTGAAAATCGGAAAGTAGAGAATCAGGCATTTCATACACGGTACTTTCCCACCGTGAAATGCGTCTGCCATCCTCACTTCGTATTGGGGTTTTCACATAATAACCGCACTCTTTCAACTCTTTCAAACCTGCATATACCGCAGATTTTCCGTCTTTGGAATACTTCACCAGATTCCCCACAATTACTTTCCAGTTATCCGGTTTACTCAACAGGTAAGCCAAAATCCCTTTTGCCTTAAATGACAGTCTATCATCTTCCAGAAATGTCTTGTCAAGCATGACAAAATTGTTGGGACGTTTCCGCACTCTTATTACCTCATCCAGTCGCTTATCTTCACTCATGCGCTCACCCCTTTGCTATTGACCTATTTTGTTCAAGTTGACAACCCTTTAATAATCTTCCTGACTATTTCTCACTTTTTCGCTATCGTCACAGGTATATTGATTAAAGTTTATAGACGCTTTCGGCTTTTTCTGGTTGCCATTATTTTGTTGCTGTTCTCTTGAACTGATTATATTATACATCTATTTACACCAATATGTCTATTGATACTTTATACATATTTACACCAATATATTTATTTATTTTTTCTATTTACACCAATAGCTTTTTGTGTTATTATTTCGTATAGTGGAAAAGTTTATTTTTTATAATAATCAGTGAAAGAAAGCGAGGGAAGAATTTATGCCAGAAAAGTCTAAAGTAAGCAAAGCCCAACAAATATCTGTAAACAAA